CTTTTTCACGGTTGTTACTGTTAAGGACAATGCTTGCTGCATTGCCACCAGTAATGTTGACGTTGGCAAGAGACTCGGCTCCATTGCCAATTCCGTTGATCGCAACCGCAACCGTGCTAAAGTTGTTGTCCAGTTGAGATAATGGGATTGCTGCGTTCGCGTTAGCAAACGAATTAGGTATAGTGATAGGTAGTGCCATTTAGAACCTCGCTCTCAGTTCATGTTCAAATTGGAACCCATTTATTGTAAATGGGGTTGACGTACTTTGAACAGTCATTCCTAGATACTTTCCGTACATTTTAGCGTCAGATTTGTATAAGAAATAGCCTGCTCCGCTACTCTGGGCGCCTAGCCAAGAGATAATTTGTGAAGAATTGTTAGTCCAATCAATCACCTGGGATGAGTTATTGACCCAGAGGACAGAGTTGGCAAACGTGATGACTGGAGACTGCGCCGATTCTGAATCAACGTAGGCATCCAGGATCACCGGCACCGTGCCAAGCGTAGCCTCAATGCCAATCTTGAGAGCCTGCTTATCACGGATCGGATCGCCCATTGGCAGCAAAGCCGTCTCAATTTCAACCGCTACCGGATTAGCGTCATCCTCATAGAATTGGTATAAGTTAAGACCTGTAGTGCCGTATAAGTTAAGAAACCCATCCTTTACACCAGGTGCAACATAGTTTGAGTTTGTAAGTTGATTAGTGAAAAACCATTTGCGCTCAAAAAATGCTGCCTGAATCCATCGGTCTGTGCCGTTGTCGTTGTACTTAAAGTTGTAAACAGCACACAAAATGTTGTTGATCAAGCACTGACCGCCAGTCACTTCGCTGTCAAAGTCAATTAGCGGGAACACACCGTCCAGCGGATCGCTGATTTTGGTCGTGGTAGCACCCACCAGGGCGTACACGCCGTACTCGTTCATGAACAAAATAGACCGAAAGTACGGAAAAATAGCGTGCTTGAGTTTGGAACCTACCGACGCTGACACGTTGGTATTGGTAAATAGGGTCACACCAGTCGTGGAATCCACCCTTACGTCCGAGAAAACGTTGATTGAATCCTCACCAAAGACGTACAAAAAGTTGTTAGCAGACAGAATCCGGTAGATGATTGTCCGCAGGGTAGAGTCCGTGATGGTCAAAAATCCAGCAGAGACGCTATAAAAGTCGTTAAACGTGTCCGCAGCGGTATAAAAAACCGTTCGATCACTGGCAATCCAGGTGCGACCAGAGAATGTGGCTATGTCTGAGCCGGACTGGTTTAGGATTGTGCAGGTAACGTTAGCGTTTGTGCCGCCTCCAGCAATCGTAACCGTTGGTGCGGACGTATATCCAGTGCCGCACTCAGTCATAACAATGTCGGCAATGGCTCCAGACACAATTACAACCGTGCCAGTAGCCTGAATACCGTTAGCCTGGTTAGGGCTGCCAAAGGTAACGGTAGTATTTGCCGTATATCCGGTACCGCCGTTGTTGATTGTGATGCTATTGACAGCGCCAACGTCATGTAAATTAGTGCCGTCCCAGGTTTTATAGCCTTTACTGGGGTCTAGGATCAGGGCACGCTCGTTTTTCCACTGGGTAATCATGACGCCAGAGTTAGAAAACGTGTTTGCTGCCGCTATGTTGCCGGTAGAGCCAGTCGTAATATTGACGTACTGAGCCGATCCATCGTCCTGGAAAGCCAGCATGTACTCATTGTTGTTGATGTTGACCGACTGCATGTAGGTCACTTCTTGCGCCCAGGTAACGTTGGACAATTGATCGTTACCGGCAATGATCTTTAGGTTGCCAAAACCAATTGGCATGGCATTCTCTAGCCAGCCAAATTCACCGTTGTCGATTACGGTACGGTTATTCTTGGTGTTTACACCCTTGAAGTCTTTGACAACCGCATACTGCTTTTTTTGCTCAACGGCAGCCATTTAGTACCCCGATACAAAAGGTGTTGGCAGCCTGCGCGTGAATGTTCCGTTTAATACCTCCATGACGTGCTTGGTGTATTCGTTTTTGAATATCTCTGCCTCACCGTAGGATTGCTCCTGGTACTTGGCAATGTAAGCAGCGTAAAAAGGTACAGCCTCAGTAAATGGGCTTGGTAGTGGGTCTACTTGGGCACCAGTAACCAGATCATCAACCTCAACCACGGTATCAAATTCCATGACGTAGGCTTGATCCGGCTTTGGACCAATAAATATCTTTTTCGGACCGTACATTGAAAAAGCAGCAGGACGTCCGGTGTAGTTTTGCCAGTATCGCAACTGAGCATTAAAGTTTGTCCAGGGAAAGTACATAAGCGGAACCCGCGAGTTTCCCCAGTAGAGATTGATGTTGAGAATGTCAATTGTTTTTACGCCTTCCGGCAGATCGACAAAATCAATTGTTTCGACGTTATAAGGCACCGTGTGGCTTTGAAGCACACGATTACACCCAGTATCTCGTACTAAGGTGTTCCGTCCGTCGTTAATGTATGAAGTTAATTCTGCGTCTGTCCAAAAATTCGCATTAACGTCATGCAGCAAGCGACGGGTATCTGTAATGTAACCCGCTAAAGTTTCTGCCATATTTAACCATTGCTAACTGCAACTTTCGCCGCACCCCGCGCTTTGGGCATGGGGGCGGCTACTCGTTCCACCACTGGGGCTGACAAGTGGACTACTTTGGATGACTCTTTGGAAAATGAAAACTGCGATAGTCGTTCCATTGCTATCGCATAATCTGTGTTCATTTTCATCCAGCCGAGTCGTACCAAATATGGTTCCTTATTGTCATCACCGTAACCAAAGATATGCGTTGCCACAACCAAAGGGATTTCTACTTCCCTTTGCGGAGCAAACTCATAAACCGTACCGTTAAACGAGTCGGTAAATGTGTTTTCACCATTGTTGCGAACAAAGATCGTGGTCATAGCGAGACAATATCTCCATAAAGTGAGACGTCACAAGTGACGTTGGCGTTTGCCGAACAATTAACGTAAAGCACTTTGGCGGTAAGTACGTCTGTATTTGCAGCCGATGCTAGTGTCAGATTAACGTATTTAGTGGCGCCAGTGGCACCGCTAATTGTCGCATCTGCAACAATAGTTGTGCCGGTAGAGTTGGCGCCCGTGAAGACGCCAACGTTTGCAGCAGAACCATTACCACTAAAATTAGACAGCGTAATACGACGCACAATGTACTTAGTCGCAGCCTGTGCAACCAGAGTGGTAACGTCACCAGTGGAGTTCAGGCTTACGCCAGTTTGCTCCGCAAGGCGATAGTTACCAAACGAGTCAGGATATAAACGACCTACGGCATTTGCGTCCATAGTGCCTCCTTAAACGTACTGTTGGGTAGCAGCCTCGCCGCCGTTGACGGTTACATAAGTAACAGTCTTAGCGTTGTTGGCGTCACCGTTAGACAGACGAACGTTTACACCGTCAGAGATCACCACACCACCAACGTTTGCTGCCATCAGGGTAGTGAAGGCATTGCCGTTAGAGTTAGTGTTCACTTGAACGGACACGTTAGCAGTAGGAGTGATCAGGTAGGTACCAGCAGTTACTACCGTGGTTGCGTTGGCAGCCACACTGAAAGTACCGGTCTGAAAATACGCACCGTCGGCGTTCGCATTTGCACCCGCAAGGATAAGTTTTGTTATTGCTAATGACATGGCTTCCTCCTTACAGGCTTAGTGAGTTATAGCCGGTGATCTTCGTCATGGCTTTGGGCTTGGTGTTGACCAATTCAGCGATCATCAACACGGCGCCAACGTAACCAATCTGGAAGTTCGGCAGGGTGGACTCAAAGCCAGTGAACGCAAACGATGCCTGCTCATGGATATAGAGCGACATGTAGTTTGTGTTTAGGAAGTACAGAGTACCTTCTGGGCAATATGGGTCCGGATAAATGGGCACACCAGCAACCATCAGGGCGCGGAAAGCAGCCTGGGGTCCGTTAGCGTCACCGTCAAAACCTGATCCAGGCGTGATCATGTAGTTCTCTTGACCTACATAGTCTTGTGCCAGGAGGGTCCAGGTACCAAAGCCGCACACACCAAAGGTGGGCACTTCAGCGCCATTCTTGACAGTACCGGAAATGTACTGGAGTACGTTTTGACGGGTAGGATTAACCGATCCAGCAGCGTACTGCTTGGACTTCCACCAGGTATTCGTGGTGCGGTCAATGTTTCCGTATGTCGCGGTGCCAGTACCATCGTCAATCGCGGCAGGCAATCCAATGAATTGCTGCTGATTGGTCGTGTTGTTGTACAGGCTGTACGCCATAGCGTCCATCATCACGTTCGTTGCGTCGTTCATACGGGCTTCGATCAGCGGGATGATTGCGTAGTCTTGCTGGACTGCGCCTTCCATGCCGAGGAACGGA